GAACAAAACGTCGCCCGATACTCGGCGTCAGGGCCCTTATGCACAACAGGCTCCAACTCTAACCCCAGTCCGAGCAGGACTGCGGCCAGATGCTCCGCGTTCTCTCCAATCAACTTCCGCAGCTTGCTGTTTCCGACACCAAGATTGTCGTCTCCGAGCAGGAATAGGGAGATGCAATACTTGACAGCCAAGTCAGGGTAGGATGGGAGGGAGGTGGAGTTTGTGGACATGGCATCAAGGAGGGGGAACGCGAAAAGAATTGCGAGGCCTTGTAAGAGCGTGTTTCCACAGGAGGTGTTGTGGTCACCGGAGTGTCTACCACCGTCCACAGAGTACTTGTTCCCCCATTTGTCGCGGCCCCGCGTTGATATGACATTACGGATGGCGGCGAGAACGCGCTCTGAAGCGCCACATTTCTCATAGATGCGGGCTTCGAGAGCGAGGAGGAGACGGTGGATGGTTGAGTCAAACCGGGCAAAATCGCCCTCAAGGATGGTGGGGTCAATACCCGCACAAAAAAGTGCGTGGCGGTACGCCTCACCTATCTTAACGGTGGAGGCACCAGAAGTGTATACTGGGCCACAGCCGTGAGGGGTGCGGGTCGCGACATTCCAGGACTCTGCCAACAACTTGGAGAACGCCTTGCAATAGGGTCCCGTAGCCACGTTGTGAGCATCTGTGCCGGCCTGTATGCCGCGAGGAGCGAGTTTGGGAACGCCATCAACGGTTGACTTGGAAAGACTCTCGATTTTTGTGAACATACCACGCTCAATGATACGCGTGGGGTCGAGGTTGTCACCGGTGGCTAGATCAGCACGAGCTTTCTCGTGTTTCAGTTGCTGCGCTTGGCTGTAAGAGGCATTCCATTCCTCAAAAGGGGTGGCCTTCGCCACCCCCACGGTTGGTGATCCGTCAGGCATGCGCGCTCCAGGACCTAGGCCCAAAGACGCAAGATTTTCTTCCACCCAGGCGACGAAAACAGTGGTGAGTTCTTCGTCAACAAGACCTTTGCCTTTGGGCCCATTCTTCAGGATGCGCTCAACAATTGCCGACAGAGACGAGTGGGCAGAGTTGGAGGGCACTACGGGGATGGACATGGTGGACACCACACCCGTAGGAATGAGAGGC